GACGTAATAGTTTCTGTAAGGTTGTCTCCAAAACCTTTTTGCATTTGATTTGAAACATTTAGGTTGGTAACAGGTTTTTTTGATGCAGTTATTGTTGCAGCTTTCTCAGCAACCGCATCAATTCCAGCCTGACCAAATTGATTAAAAATCTTTACAGGGTCATTTGTACGATACAAAAGAAGAGCCGCATTTGACTCATCACCTGTAAATGGAATTGGTTTTGCAGCACCAGTTATAAGAGGCTTAAACGGCTGACCTGGAACGGTGGGCTTCTGATAAATCGTTTGCCCTTCTGTTGCCGTTATTGTTTCTGGCACTAATGTTTTAAGTAAATCACGACCTTGTTGGAAACCTTGCAATCTCGACAAAACATCTTGGTTAATGCTTCCATCTGCATTTTGCAATTGACCGATCAACTCATTGGCTAGGTTCGTAAGACCACGAGTTTGCATTCCTAAACCACGTTCGGTAAGGTAATCTTGACGCTTCATTGTTGCATCTTCAGCTTGTTGCGCCCGTTGCCTTGCATTCATCATCTCACCGCGCAAGGCATACGCTGCCTCAGTATCGCCAGCTTGCAATGCCGCTTGTATTGCCTGTGCGTAGGAGTCTGGATTTGTCGGATCAATCATGCCAAGCAATGCCTGGCGCTGGCTGATCTTCTGCAACTCAGGGTCTTGGCCTCCGAGAGCACCGCCTATCGCACCAGCCAAGCCATAAGCACCGCGACCAATAGCGTAATTTGCTTGCTGAAACGGGTCTAGCTTGGCGTACTGTAATGCTTGCTCACCAGCCATATCAGCTTGTTGTTGCTGATAGGCTTGTGGAGTAACGCCAAAAAGGGTTTGTACTATTTCTGCCATGATGATTCCCTCTTATAAAACGTAACCAGATGCTACATAATCATCCCACCCAGGCACTGAACTTTTACCGCTAAATACATTCTTTACCCCACTCATCAATTGAGGATTCTTAGATGCACCCATCAATGCAGTTGCAAATGGGTTGTAAGCGTTAGCAGCATAGTTGCTTCCTGCCGCTGCCATGCCGCCACCGTACATAGCATTAGCCGCGCTAGGACTCATCCCTTTAGCGCCAATATTGATGCCGGTATTAAGGGTTTGTTCTCCCAATGACTCCAGCCCCGTAACGCCTTGTAGATACGCTTGGTAAGGCGACAAAGCACCCACCTGGCCCTGATAGCCTTGAGTAATCAAGTTGCCACCAGTGCCAAGCAACCCAGCACCAAATCTCACATTTTCCTGGCCTGCTTGCTCTGCTTCTGCCGACAATGCAGCATCTTGCTGTGCTATGGCGTTGTAATATGCTTCCATCTCTGGAGTGGTAGCTCTTAATCCCTCGCCACCACCAGGCCGCAATCCAGTACCTCCAACGCTCAACCCGCCACGGCCTTGCTGGAACAAAGTGTTCTGCAACTGCGCCATTGAACGCTCACGGCTCGGAGCAAGCAAATCCATACGTTTTGCCATGTATCTTTGCGCTACTTGTTCTGGTGATTGCGCTAAGTATTGCGAACCAAGATTAAATAAACCTTGGCCTCCCTGCATCAATGGCGCGAACTGCTGTTGCGCTCCCTCTGCCTGCGTCAACCCTTGACCAGCCAACCCCATGAAACGATTTTGCATCGCCAGCGTTTCTGGCGACAAGGTGTATCCAGCCCCGCTAACGCGCCCATCTGGGCCTGTAGTGAACTGAGATGATCCAAACCTATTCGTTACACCAACAGGACGAAAACGGGCTTCTTCAGCGGCTAATCTGCCAGCTTCTCGCTGTGCAGCGGCCTGCGTATTAGCAGCACTTTTTGCTGATTCACCCTGTAGATACCCGCCAAGTAAACCAGCACCAGCAATAATCCAAGGCATATTATTCCCCTTTAATCAAAACATCATCTATCTTTGACGGGTCTTTCTCGTCAGTATGATGAATGCAATACCAAACAACATCGGTCATGGCTTTGATGCCATGATTCTCGCCAGCGACAATATTCAAACAGGCAGGCGCATCAATAATCTGTATGTCCCCATCCTTAACAAAAACCACTTTCCCTTTAGCAAGAATTCCAAAGTGGGAATACTCATGCTTGTGCTGCATCAACATCTGACCAGAAGGAATGTGAGTTTCCTTTGCGTACAAACCATCGCTAAAGTGGTGCAAAATCATGCCGTGCGTTTCCACATATATACAGTAATGTAGGGCTGATAGTTAGCATTATTTATGTTAGTCACTGTAGCATCACCCTGCCAGTTTGTTGAAGCAGCGTTATTTATTGTTGTAGTAATGCTGGCAGATGCTGTTCCAGTATTTGGACTAATATCTGCCATACCAGAAGCAGAGTTAAATTGTAGAGAGCCATTCCCACCAGCAACTCTGCCCATACTATGGTTATGACCAGCATCTGTTGAGGTGGCAGTATGCGTGTGAAACGGAATAATCGCGTCAGCGCTACCGCCTGTTTCTTCAGCAGTATCAAATAAAGCATTTGCAGAGTTAAAACCTACCGGCACACGGCCTGCACCGAACGCTGTCCAAGTACCAAAACCAAGCAAAGTACCAGGGTTAGTTGCGTTGGTAGCATTGATGTAGATAGACCCAACTGGATGTAATATTTGGAATGCCGCCTGCACAAAGGCAGTAGTTGCCAATGCCGTACTACTATTACCAGAACTTTGGGTAACTCCAATCGTTCCCGTTGGCAGGGTTGGAGTACCCGTGAAAGTGGGGCTTGCCGTATCTGCCTTGGTTGCTACTGCGATAGCAATGTTGGCAAACTCGGTATTGATCTCTGTACCCTTGACAATCTTCAAAGGATTTCCAGACGTAAGCGCATCCTTAGTGGCAAAGTTAGTGGACTGTGTGTAATTTGTCATGTTTGCTTCCCATCCTTAAATTGGATTTCTATCTTCTGAATAGACAACGGAGAACCATTAATTGTTGATTCGTAACCAGTTTGGACAATTTTACCCGCGCCACTTGCTTGCGTAACTAAAGTTTGCAAAGCAACACCGGCAGAATAGTTAGATACTACGGTGGGATGTATGTGTTGCATAGTGTGAGTTCCAGAACCAGAACTGCTTGTGTTTATTGCCGTTCCAGGTGAAGGAGTTAGAGACAAATTACAAGTGTTAGTAGATGCGTTGATAATATAGTAAGTGGTTAAAACACTAAATCCTGATGGCAATGTTCCAGTTGTTGTAAGAGTAACTGTATTGTTGTTTACAAACTCAGACAAATCAACAGAAGTAATTACTGATGGGCTTGCATTAGTAATTGTTACCACTTGACCATCTGGATTGTCGTACTCAGCAATCCCATACTCTGCAACGCTTTGCGTTGGTATCGCAACATTATTGGATAAATAGTTTGTCGTAAAGTCAAAAGCCCACTTCATAGTGACAAACTGGTTAGACCCACCAATAACAACAGCCTTTAACTTCTTTAAGACTGAAGTGGCATTTGCAATCCCTATGTCCGATTGATTGGTGTAATACTGCAAACGGTACGATGAGGTGTCATCCTGATAGTTTTCGTACTTACCCAAGTAACCGTTCTTACCTATAACCAAATCGCCATTGCGTCTATATAGAAGTGAAGTAGGTTCAATTGAGTCCCAAACAGTCACCCTAAACGATCCGTCCTGCAACTGCGTTCGAGTATCAAAGCAGTAGACTTGCTTGGTGGATGGCAGCGTGAGCAAGTAGAACGCTTCCTTCTCAGAATAGACTGATTTGACGTTAGCAAGCGTTTCGCTTGCAAGTGATGCCATCAAGTCATTACGAACATTCTTTGATAAATCGCCTAGTGGCGCTGACTTCTCAATGATTGTCCTGGCAAACGATCTAACGCCAGAATTGGACAGGAAAAGAACGTCCTTACCCGTGCTTTGGATGGTGTCCCTAGCGGTGCAGCCGATACCGCCAACAGCATCAGCCAATGACATGGTGGACGGGGTTGTTGCATTAGCGTAGACCAAGATTTGACGTTTGCCAAAGATGATTAACGAACCGTTATGCGTTGCCAGGCCGGTGATCTCATCGGCTCCATTAGTCCAAACCCTGTCCACGTTCAAGGAGCCAGATGTTCCAGTTGACCAGATATGACCCGCCAATAAATCAGAAAAGTAAACCGTGCTTTTTACGGAAGCAGTATTAGCAACCCATAAACGTCCAAACGCTGAGATAACAATATCTCCACTTGGTACAGTAGCTACATAACCAGTTTTCTCACTTACGCGCCTGTATGTCGTTGTGCTTACCGCAGGGTCATAGATCAATGGATCATGCCCAGTTTGAAAGAAGTAAGTAATACCGTTAAGAGAAGCGCACGACCAGTTGTTAGCGGTAATCGTAGGCGCAGTACCACCGCCGCCATACGTCAACTCGGTCACCGTATTGGTGCTGCTTAACTTGAAAAGTTTGTTGTTGCCTGCAAACAGAACAGTGATGGTTCCATCAGTTTGCACTAATTCATGGATCACGCCAACATCGTTAGCGCCCAGATTACCTGATGCCGCATTTATCTTTGACCAACCATTCCTAGCACCAATGCGCCCATACTGGTCAATGATGCAGTTGGTAGCGTCCAAAGCAAACCCAGCCGCCAAGTCCAAAGGCGAGTCTTGCGTGTTCAGCCCAAAGAAGCCTGGTGCTTGAACGCTGGCAGTTTGCAGTGCTTGGCTCATATCGCAACGAACTCCTGATTTTCTGGGTAGCGAGTACCCTCCAGCGCAATGTAGTCAGACAGCATTGATTTGTAGAGTTGGTAGGCTTCAGATGACGATAGACCGCCATCTTCACCACGCTCCACCAGCGCCCTGGCGTATGCGTTCTGCGCTACTAAGAAATCAGGAACTAGGATTGATGTTGCATCAGATGCCAATGTTGCCTGCGGGATAGTCAGAGAAAAAATAAT